TTACTCCATACCGCAGACGGTCCCGGTATCTCCCGGGTTAACCCAATCGGCTTCAGGCTGCTGCGGTTGGTGTGACTGCACATTGGTGTGACTGCACATCTTCACAGACGGTCCCGGTATCTCCGGGTTAACCCAATCGGCTTCAGGCTGCTGCGGTTGGTGTTGTTGCTGGCGAAATTCTTCCAGATGTGGCAGAATTATTCCCGTGTATTGCTCCATGCCCTGCCTGAATATCAGATATTCATCAGGATTTGCTCAGAACGTCCGGCCCCAACCGGACGTTTTTTATTTGCATGAACGTTAATGGCATGCTGGAAAGCCCGGCTGATCGGACTGATATCAGATGCCATCTGAAACGCGCATAAAATAGCCGCGATGTATCGCCAGTCGGTACGACTGACCTTCGATTCATGACAGCCAATCATCTTCGCCAGTCCCCTTTGCGTCAGAGCTGACAGGTTGATAAGTAAATCCGTTTCAGCGCGATCGATATCGCGCTGTGACAGTTTGCTGTAACTTGTTTGTTCCATTTCTTAAGATTTCCAATAGTGAATAGCTAGTTGAAAGGTATGCGTGGAAACGCATATGGCCTTAGTTGGTCAGATATCTTGGGGCTCGCTTTGTCAGCGACGTAGGACGAATGTCCATTGTGAAAATAGCGGTGTTACTTATGCAGCCAGAAGGTTCTTTTTGCTTATTTCAAGCATTTCGCTTGCTTGATATTTGCCACCAGAAATCTCTTCGATTTTTGATGCGTATTTCGTTTTCCCAAAAAACTCAGTCTTAGGGAGGAAGCCGTTTTTGAGCCACTTATAGACAGCCCTTTCGCTAACTCCACAAGCCTTCGCAACTTCAGGGATGCCGACACCTTTAATCGGCTCATCAAGATTTTGCATAGGGATATCCTTTTTCGTACTTTCAGTACGCATTATGATTGAACTGAAAGTTTTTGCAAGTGCTTTAGTATCGTACTCATGGTTCAGAATGAAAAAGTGCGCAAAGAATTCGCCCAGCGGCTAGCGCAAGCCTGTAAAGAAGCTGGTCTTGATGAACATGGTAGGGGAATGGCTATAGCCCGTGCCCTTTCTCTTTCGTCCAAAGGCGTTAGCAAATGGTTTAATGCTGAGTCTTTACCGCGTCAGGAAAAAATGAATGCGCTTGCGAAATTTCTAAACGTTGATGTTGTTTGGCTTCAGCACGGCACTTCGTTAAATGGAGCGAATGATGAAGATACTCTTTCATTTGTTGGCAAATTAAAAAAAGGGTTAGTGCGCGTGGTTGGTGAGGCAATTCTTGGTGTTGATGGTGCCATCGAGATGACCGAAGAGCGCGATGGGTGGCTCAAAATTTATAGCGATGATCCAGATGCCTTTGGCCTTCGTGTGAAAGGAGACAGCATGTGGCCCAGAATAAAATCAGGAGAATATGTACTCATTGAGCCTAACACCAAAGTATTCCCGGGTGATGAGGTGTTTGTCAGAACCGTTGAAGGACACAACATGATTAAGGTTCTTGGCTATGACAGAGATGGAGAATACCAATTTACAAGCATTAACCAGGATCACAGGCCTATAACGTTGCCTTATCATCAAGTAGCAAAGGTGGAGTATGTAGCTGGTATTCTGAAGCAATCTCGCCATCTGGATGACATCGAGGCAAGGGAGTGGCTGAAAAGTTCGTGACTTCATCGTCACATAGCTGGTAACCAGTGGCCAGAAGAAACGTTTGGGTGAGGAGGATAGATGGCGTTCACTGACCTTGAATATCAAGCGGTCAAAAAAGAAGTTCACCAATTCATTGAAAGCATAAGGCCGCCTGAACATATCCGCAATGAACTGGATATTGTTTATAGCATCAATGACCAAACGATAGATATCGGCGAACAGCGCCCCGTGTGGCAGGGCAACCCAGGTGAAACAAACATCCTGCCATCAGCAAGAATCAAGTACATACGTTCTCTGGATAGATGGAAAATCTATTGGATGCGGAAGGATATGAAATGGCATCAGTACAGTACTGAACTTTCGCTGACTGATGCGCTTGAGCTTGTGCGTGCTGACCCGGATTGCTGCTTCTTCGGATGAGTGAAGAGACGTTTGGATGATGGATGGTCGCAGAGATGCGGCCTGATTCTAAAATAGGATATAAAAAATGAGAATACTAGGTGTTAGAGCGGCGCCCAAAGTTACATCTTTTGTTGTATATTGCACTAATGAGTCTGCACTCAAATGTGTTGATGTTATTAAAATACCTTCGACCTTAGACACACCAGAAAAATTAAAGTATGTGAGAAATAACATCCTCGACATTCTTAATTTATATAATGTTGAATTAGCTGCCATACGCGTTACTGAATCAAACTCTGATAATCTTAGCATTGACCGCCTTTATATAGAAGCTGTTATTCAAGAAGCATTTTCAAGCAGTGATGTAAGAAAATATTACACTATTAGAAAATCTGGCATGAAATCATCATTGAACCTAACAGAGATCGAGTATAAAGAAATATTGAAGTCACACCGCAATATAAATGGAATCGATAATTCTGGTTTTACAACTGAAACAAATGAAGCTGTTTTGGCTGCTCTATCTGCGGAGGTAAGGGGATGCTAACTCCATACAAAAGAGCTGATGTAGAATTCGAATGGATTAGTGATCTAGAAGAACAGGGTTGTTTTTCAAAAGTATATCTGGCTCATGACAGACACCTAGCTCATGACTTGGTGATTAAAGAAATAGAAAAAAAAGAAAACACTAACCACGACGACTACTTTAATGAAGCAAGGCTTCTCTATAAACATGCACATCCAAATATTGTGCAAGTTCAGTATGCTGCTCAATGTGAGAGCAATATCTATATAGCCATGCCATTTTATCATAATGGTTCGCTAAACCAATTAATGAAAAAAAAATAATCTTACAAGCAGGGAGATAATACGGTATTCCATTCAATTTTTAAGTGGACTTTATCATATACACTCAAAAGGTCTTATGCATTTTGATATAAAACCTAATAACATTATGATATCAAACAGAAATGAGGCCATGCTATCTGACTTTGGATTATCTCAGTTAGTCAATGAGGAATCGAGAGCTGCGCCTGAGTTTGGATATCATTTTCATGTGCCACCGGAATATTTTTCTTTATCAACAAATGATTATAATTTCACATATGACATATATCAGGCAGGATTAACCATATATAGAATGTGTGTTGGACATGATAATTTTGAAAGAGAAAGATCTGCATTTAGCACGATTGAACAACTCAGAGAGTCGATAATTAATGGCTGCTATCCATTAAAAGAGTATCCTCCCCATATACATAAAAAATTAATAACAATAGTGAACAAATGCATTCATGTAGATCCAAATGAAAGATATCAATCCGTACTAGATGTACTAAACGATCTCTCAGCTATAAGTGATGGCGTTCTTGACTGGCGTCTACAGATGACGAAACCAACTAACGGCACATGCGAATGGCAAAAAAAGTCTGGGGACGCTATACTGTCTATAGTTTTTGACGCAGAAAATTCGTCTACTACTGGTTTTCGTTTATACGATGATGGGCGGAAAAGGCGTGCTACGAACTTAACAATATCCTCAGGATGTACCCCTACAAAACTGTATAGGTTATTAAAGGATAACTGATCATGAAAAAGCGCGAGGAAGTAAGCAAGCTGCCTCGCAGACGTGATGCAGCATTAGCGGTTCCCTACAAAAAAGATGAGTTCATAAGCCCTTCTGATGACAAAAAATTTTCAAAGGCGAAAAGTTTTACATCTACATCTCTAAAAGATAAATACTTTAAAATCTAGCCCGGCCTCAGCGCCGGGTTTTCTTTGCCTCACGATCCCCCACCTAAAAAAACATAACTCATTGTATTTATTGATGTAACTCGCTAAACCATGCAGTTCTGATCCCTGCCGCATAACCTTCATCAGCCACATTTTCAAAAATAAATTTCCTTATATATCAGAATCATACTTCGTAGAGTTAATAAATCACCAAAATTCGTACCAATAGTTCTTGATAATATCGAACTATTGGTTCATTATTATCGTCATCAGCAGGACGTATTACTCACCAGGGCGGTGAATATACAACGATTCGAATATGAATCTACGGCGCTGACAAAGCGCAATAACCAAAGTGAACTTTGGGGTGTGGTGAAGGGTTCATGGACGGGAATATGTCGCACGTAAAGCGGCGAGGCCTGTGGGACTATTGCCGAATTGAAGTAGGCCGAAACAGGTCGAAATGGGTCTCCCACCTACCACACCACCAAAGTTCATCAGGAGGTCTATATGACACGCAGAACTCAGTTCAAAGGCAATTCACGTTCTCGTCGTCGTGAGCGTTTAAAGGCAAAGGCATTAGCTAACGGCGTGCTGGCCCGCGAAGAAGCAATAAGTTCAGAAGTATTACACCGCCCTACTCTAAGCAGAGCGCAGATTCAGGCTAAAGGTACTCACGAAACGCCTGAGCGCATAGAAGACGCTAAGCCAATTAAGTTCATGGCACAGGACGTGATCTGGCAACAGAAAGAATACAGACGCAATCTGGAGCGAGCGGCCATTGTGTACGCGAATGAGTTTGGACATAAGCAACCAGAAACTGGTGTATGTCTTCCAAACGTAGCCATTTACGCGGCAGGCTACCGGAAATCCAAACAACTGACGGCGAGGTGATTGATGACCACGCCTTCAGTTTTGCCGCAAAAATTATGGCGTCCGCTTGCAGAGATTAAAAACTTCGTTGAAAAAATGCCTGACGGCGTTCGCCTTACTGAGGTTACTAAAAAAGTTAAGACATTTGCCGAACTGTCAGGAAAGGAGAGAAACCAGCTCATCGATTTTATCGATAAACGGGAAAGCATCATTGTATTTAAGGTCAGAAAAGAAGGTTCTGGTAACGGAGTAACCTTTTTACGCCACAAAAAATATGGATATCCCAAGCGGGAAGGAAACGTCACAATCATTAAGGACCTTCAATCAAAATTATGTACCAGATGCGGGCAGACAAAATCAGTCAATGATTTTTATTCAGATGCCAGCAAGCGTGACGGGAGAGCCATTTATTGCAAGAAGTGCGAATCTGCAATGAAACGCTCACGCAGAGAATGCAACAAATTAATTCTGCAACAACAGGAACCTGAAGTGAATAACCTCAAAGCAGTTTCACCTTCACCAGAAATACTCAGAAAACAGGCTGAAGAATTGCTGAAAGCCGCCGAAATTGCGGAGAAAAAACGCCAGGAAGATGATGAATTCAACAAAAAACTTGCGCCCTTAAAACTTGAAATTCTTCAGGCCGCCGGAAAAATGCAGCTTAAACTGGACGAATTCATCGACTGTATGGATGAAATGAATAAAGCAGTTCAGAAGCTTAAAGAGCTGACCGCCTGATATTAATAAATTGCAACTACCGGAGTTAACTATGAACGAAACAGAACTGAAGCACATTATCGCCCTGCTTCTGGAAGATGCCAAACAGGTTTATCGACTTAGCCCAAATTCCGCAACGCTGACACGCATCCAGATGGCAGAAAAAGCACTGAAACAGGATAATGAAAACAGCGCATCCGAAGTTGATGCTAATGGTGAAAATGAAGTAATAGAAATAAACAGCAATATCAGCGATAGTTGCGTCGCTTACAGCCACCAAATAATTCGTGTAAGTGCAAGAATAATGGAAGTGATGGCAAGTGAGCTTGAAAAGAACAACATCAAGCCCACTGATTGTTGTTTAAGAACCGTAATGAACGTTATTTATTACTCGATGTTCCGAAGTCGCTAACAGCGTCGAGTTTTTCATCAAAAAATGATTCAAATGCATCGTAAAATACGGCAATAGCACCGCCCTTATCTACCGCGGCAGGAACTGCCTTTTGAGGTATATCTTTCTCCCTGAATTGTGTGTTGTAGGTATCGACAGCCAGCCGCATCAGAAACATCACTTTTTCTTCTTGTGTCATAAATTCACTCTCCTTACGGGGTTTGTAGTTGAGGAGTTCTCCACGGGTGAGGTGGAGATCGTGCGCCGGACACGGGTAAGTTCCGGCACTCTCAGTTTACTGAACAGACATTACCCTGAAAGCCAGGGTACAACACGAAAGTGCACGGCGAAGACTCTTTCCCATTGAAGGCTTGTCGTTAGATTTCTTCGACCGTGCGCTTCCGGTTGTGAATAACAACATTGCTGTGTGTAGCCCTTGGCGGACATCGGTTTGCCGATTGCTGATGTCCGCCCTTTTTAAAGTGAATTTTGTGATGCGGTGAATGCGGCTATGCGCACGCGGAACAGTTAAACCGACAGGATGTCACGGAAAGTCATCGTCCCCTGACCCGGCGTTGGTTGTTAACTGGTTAACGTCACCTGGAGGCACCAGGCACCGCATCAACAAAGTTCATTTGTGAAAATGGAGATAATTATGATTGCTCATCACTTCGGAACTGATGAAATACCACGTCAGTGCGTGACGCCTGGCGATTATGTTCTTCATGAAGGTCGGACATATATCGCTTCAGCAAACAATATTGAAAAGAGAAAACTCTATATTCGTAACTTCACAACAAAAACATGCATTACCGACTGCATGATTAAAGTTTTCATCGGGCGCGATGGCTTACCCGTAAAAGCAGCGTCGTTGTGACGAGTAATAAAATACACCTTCCATATCTGTAACAGACAAGCCGAAATAAAACCGCATTAATTATCAATCACGGAAAAATCAAAATGAAAGAACTTGCGCAAAATGAAATATTTTCCGAAACCAGTCCTGATGCAATAAATGAACTCAAAGAAATTGCAGAACGCATCAGTAAAATATGCAAAGAATACAAAATCGACTTTGTATTTTCTTTTTCAGTGCTTACAGAAGTTGGAAATAACGAATATAAGGACAGTCGTTTTGTTTCATGTGGGTTAAATGGCAAAACACCAAGCCCATATATTCATGCTGCATGTGAAGTCGTCAGAAGCAACATTGGAGCACAACAAATCCATACACTGGCGCAGGCTCTTGAATTTGCAAGAGAAAATTCTGAGTGCGACTGCTCTGAATGCCAGCACGAAAAGGGAAAAACAACTCACAAAACAGCAAACCAGGCAACCTTCCACTGAAATAAAAATCCGGCAGCGCAGGCTACCGGATTTCTCCCTGCGTCACCGTATTCGGAGAAATCAGACAAAGGGCCTCTAATTCTAATCCAGCCAGAGGTTTAAATACAATGAGCGCTGATAAACAGACTTTTGCACTACACTGCGAAGCAAAAAACGATAAAGTCAGAAAACGCCTTGGCATCAAAGGCGGTTTTTTCTGGGCTGATGCCAGAAAACTTTCTGTCGCAGTTTCCCGCTGCATTGCAGCCATGGACGATGCAGGCTACGACGAGGATGATTTCAAAAAACCCGTTCGCGTAAATTTCCCCGTCGTGAATGACCTTCCACCGGAAGGCGTGTTTGATACTGAATTCTGCAACCGCTATGAAAAAGGCGGGGAAGATGGCATCACCATGATGGCTATACCCTTCAATGACAACATCAACGGTGAAGATGCCACAACTGCTGGCGATGACAACGATGACCCGGACGGAACTATTCCGGATGATGTGGAGAAAAACGAATCCCCGGACAGCGACGATGACTGTTCTGAGTGTGAAATTCCCGTCGCCACTCTGAGCCTTACTCATCGCTTCCTTCACCTCTTCTTATTCAGCAAAGATGAAGATGGAAAATACCGGCATCATGCCACACCAGAACAACGCAATAACGTGATCCGTATGGAGATGGACACAGAGGACAGTTACCTTCAGAGCCTGCTTACTGCTGTGCGCGCCGCGCATCATGAACTGGATAAACTGACGAACTATCACCTTAGTCGCCTGGCTGAATCTGTAGGGAAAGCATTCCCCCACTCTGCAAATCATCGCATCAGCCCGGCTGAATTCGACAAGTTCATTTCCACCTGGATGAAAACTGACTACCTTGATCAGGGCCTGCTGACAAAAGAATGGCAGAACGGAAATTATGTTTCAGGCATTACCCGTACGCCTTCCGGTGCTAACGCTGGCGGCGGAAATATTACCGATCGTGGTGAAGGATTCAAACATGATAAGACATCACTCGCACGAGATGTAGCCACCGGCGTTCTGGCCCGTTCAATGGATGTGGATATTTATAACCTGCACCCAGCACACGCAAAACGCGTTGAAGAAATCGTGTCAGAGAATAAGCCGCCCTTTTCTGTTTTTCGCGACAAATTTATCGCCATGCCCGGTGGGCTGGATTATTCCCGCGCCATTGTGGTGGCTTCCGTGAAAGAAGCACCAATCGGCATTGAGGCCATCCCGGCACGCGTGACTGAATATCTCAACAAAGTGTTGACCGAAACCGATCACGCTAACCCGGATCCGGAAATCGTGGAAATTGCCTGCGGTCGCTCATCAGCACCGATGCCGCAGCGCGGAACAGCAGAAGGAAAACATGGCGATGAAGAAAAGCAACAAACATCGGACACAATGGCTAATGAACAGGCAGCGCCTGAATCAGTGGAAGAAATTCCAGTTAAACATAATGAGGACACGCAATCACTGGAAAATGTCTCATCTGTAGAAACGAAATACCAGGAACTGATGGAGGAACTCAATAAAGCCAGGGAAAACATCCCCCCAAAAAATCCAGTCGATGCCGACAAATTACTGGCTGCCTCGCGTGGAGAATTCGTTGAAGGCATCAGTAACCCTGCTGATCCGAAGTGGGTGAAGGGGATCCAGACTCGCGACACTGAGGACCAGAATCAGCCCAAAGTGGAACAAATTGCCCCAGAAGCGGGACAAAACAGCCCGGATACGCAACAAAACGGGCCAGAAGAGCAACAGCCAGGGCCAGTAATGCAACAGGAAGTGGAAAAGGTTTGCACCACATGCAGTCAGAACGGTGGCGGCCATTGCCCTGACTGTGGTCCAGTAATGGGAGATGAAACTTACGCTGAAACTTTTGGAGAAAATGACGCCGCTGATGGAGAAGACTCAGCACAAACTGAGGAGAAGATCATTCAGGAAAACTCTGTTGATGCCGCTCAGGAGGGCGAAACCGTTGTTCAGAACGAGCCAGGCAGTGATACGTCCGGCGATGACGCCAATTCTGAGCCAGTAACTCTCGACTGGAAAAGACAGCTCGTGATTGCCGCCGTCTATGGTTTGTGCGCCAACCCCGCATGTATAGCCACAGCGCCAGCAATCCCTGATATCGCCATCATGATTGCCAACAGGCTTGAAAATTTCGAAGGTGATAAATCATGAATGCCTGGCTTATCCCCGATCGCATTGAAGAGCAGTCATGGGCACGACACTACCAGCAAATTGCCCGTGAAGAAACTGAAGCTGAGCTGGCAGACGACCTGGAAAAAGGTCTGCCCCAACACCTGTTTGAATCGCTATGCATCGATAATCTGCAACGTCACGGGGCCAGCAAAAAAGCTATTTCCCGTGCATTTGATGACGATGTCGATTTTCAGGAACGCATGGCAGAACACATCCGCTACATGGCTGAAACCATCGCCCGTCACCAAATTAATATTGATTCAGAGGTATAAAACGGATGAGTACAGCACTCGCAACGCTGGCAGGGAAGCTGGCTGAACGTGTCGGCATGGATTCTGTCGACCCACAGGAACTAATCACCACTCTTCGCCAGACGGCATTTAAAGGTGATGCCAGCGATGCGCAATTTATCGCATTGTTGATCGTCGCCAACCAGTACGGCCTTAATCCCTGGACGAAAGAAATTTACGCCTTCCCTGACAAGCAGAACGGCATCGTTCCGGTGGTTGGCGTTGATGGCTGGTCCCGCATTATCAATGAAAACCAGCAGTTTGATGGCATGGACTTTGAGCAGGACAATGAGTCCTGTACATGCCGGATTTACCGCAAAGATCGCAATCACCCGATCTGCGTTACCGAGTGGATGGATGAATGTCGCCGCGCACCATTCAAAACCCGCGAAGGCAGAGAAATCACCGGACCGTGGCAGTCGCATCCCAAACGGATGTTACGGCACAAAGCCATGATTCAGTGTGCTCGCCTGGCCTTCGGATTTGCTGGCATCTATGACAAGGATGAAGCCGAGCGTATTGTCGAAAATACCGCATATACTACAGAACGTCAGCCGGAACGCGACATCACCCCGGTTAACGAAGAAACCATGTCGGAAATTAACGCCCTTCTTACTTCCATGGAAAAAACGTGGGATGACGACCTGTTGCCGCTCTGTTCCCAGATTTTTCGCCGCAACATTTACACATCTTCAGAACTAACACAGGCTGAAGCTGTGAAGGTTCTTGGATTCCTGAAACAGAAAGTCACAGAGCAGAAGGTAGCAGCATGACACCGGACATTATCCTGCAACGTACAGGGATCGACGTGAGAGCTGTCGAACAGGGGGATGATGCGTGGCACAAATTACGGCTCGGCGTCATCACCGCTTCAGAAGTTCACAACGTGATAGCAAAACCCCGCTCAGGAAAGAAATGGCCTGACATGAAAATGTCCTACTTCCACACCCTGCTTGCTGAGGTTTGCACCGGTGTGGCTCCGGAAGTTAATGCCAAAGCACTGGCCTGGGGAAAACAATACGAGAACGACGCCAGAGTCCTGTTTGAGTTCACCTCCGGCGTGAATGTTACTGAATCCCCGATTATCTATCGCGACGAAAGTATGCGTACAGCCTGCTCTCCCGATGGTTTATGCAGTGACGGCAACGGCCTTGAACTGAAATGCCCGTTTACCTCCCGGGATTTCATGAAATTCCGGCTCGGTGGTTTCGAGGCCATAAAATCAGCTTACATGGCCCAGGTGCAATTCAGCATGTGGGTGACTCGAAAAGATGCCTGGTACTTCGCCAACTATGACCCGCGCATGAAGCGTGAAGGCCTGCATTATGTCGTGGTCGAGCGGGATGAAAAATACATGGCTGGTTTTGACGAGATGGTGCCTGAGTTCATCGAAAAAATGGACGAAGCACTGGCTGAAATTAGTTTTGTATTTGGGGAGCAATGGCGATAGCCGTAGCAACGAGGTGCAAATGATATGACAGTTAAGGAATGCTACCGGTGTTCGTCCTGATCCAGCGCGGGCAATCTTTCGTCGATGCCAACAACTATCCGGTGGAAATCTGCAAGGTAACTCTTACTCAGGTGATCTACCGAAGACTCGACGGCAGAACCCGAGCCACTTCAATTGGTGCATTTAATGAAGAATTTGAGCGAGTCGACCACAACGAACTACACATGATTAAAGCGGAAATTGAAAAGGAAATGCATATTGCCAGCCTTCGAAAAATGCGACGTACATCAATCAACTGACAACCGCCTTCGGGCGGTTTTTAATGGCAAAAATATGGATTCACACAGTATCACCCTCAAAGAGGCCTGTCAGTTTCTCAAGATATCAAGGCCAACAGCTGTTAACTGGATACGAACAGGCCGACTACAGGCAACACGAAAAAATTCTTCCGGTAAAAGATCACCTTATCTCACAACCCGGCAAGCCTGCATTGCAGCACTTCATTCACCGCTGCATACTGTCCAGGTGAGCGCGGGTGATGGCATAACAGAGGAAAGAAAATGTCACTCTTCCGCAGAGGTGAAATATGGTACGCCTCGTACTCGCTCCCGGGCGGGAAGCGAATTAAGGAGTCTCTTGGCACAAAGGACAAGCGGCAAGCTCAGGAGTTGCACGACAAGCGAAAAGCAGAACTCTGGCGAGTAGACAGACTGGGGGATATGCCAGATGTCACTTTCGAAGAAGCCTGCCTGAGATGGCTTGAGGAAAAAGCCGACAAGAAATCCATCGATTCCGATAAATCCAGAATCGCATTCTGGATTGAGCATTTCGAGGGAATAAGGATTAAGGATATATCGGAGGCAATGATCTACTCAGTTATCAGCAAAGCGTATAACCGAAAAACAAAGGAGAGATGGAAGTTGCAGGTGGAGGCTGCATTAAGAAAAGGGAAAGAACCACCAGCCTATATACCTAAATCGGTGAGCACGCAAACAAAAGCAACACACCTGGCAATGATCAAGGCTATTCTGCGCGCCGCAGAGCGAGACTGGAAATGGCTTGAAAAAGCACCTGTAATCAAAATACCTGCCGTAAAAAACAAACGCGTGAGATGGCTGGAAAAAGAAGAAGCCAGGAGACTCATTGATGCATGTTCTGATCCCCTGAAATCTGTAGTTAAATTTGCACTGGCAACTGGCCTGAGGAGATCAAACATTATTAATCTGGAGTGGCAACAAATCGATATGCAGCGACGTGTTGCCTGGGTAAACCCTGAAGACAGTAAGTCAAACCGCGCTATTGGGGTCGCACTGAATGACACTGCCTGCAAGGTGTTGCGTGATCAAATAGGCAAACATCACCGCTGGGTGTTTGTTTATACCACTGCTGCCAGAAGGCCTGACGGGACAATGACACCAAGCATCAGAAAGATGCGCCTGGACTATAACACATCGTGGTTAACAGCATGTCGTCGGGCAGGAATTGAAAATTTCCGTTTTCATGACCTCCGCCATACCTGGGCCAGTTGGTTAATTCAGTCAGGTGTACCACTGTCAGTACTTCAGGAAATGGGTGGCTGGGAGTCTATCGAAATGGTGCGTAGGTACGCACACCTTGCACCTAATCATTTGACAGAGCACGCGAGGAAAATTGACGACATATTGGGTGACGATGTCCCAAATTTGTCCCACCCTGAGGTTTTTGAGGATGCAAAGAAAGCATAA